ATCTCTTTCAAGATAAGAGTCAATTATTTCTTTAAGACGGGCTTTAGCGTCAGTAGCCATTAGTCTTTTTCCTCTTTCCTTTTAATGATTTTAGCAGCTTTGGTTTGTTTCTTAAGATATAGCCATCTCTTAAAATAGAGTAGCTCTTCTTTAGTAAAAAGCTTTGGTTTTTTAATTGCTTGTTTTACCAGCTTTTTAAGTTTCATCTAATTACATTTGATTAATTAAATTATTTAATTCACTTGTTCTTCTAAGCATGCTGTCTACAGCACCTCCTTTTCCTCCTTTATATGTTCCCTTTTCAACTTCATCTAATGCTTTTTGATTTCTACCACTAAACCAATCTAAAGGATTTAAAAGATTTTGAGCTTGTGTTTGTTGTCCTGCTGGTACTTGAGCTATTAAAGGATTCATATTGCCTACTTGAAAAGTACTTTGAGGCATTGCTGCTGGAATATTGTTTGATTGATTTTGTCCTTCTAATTTCATTCTTTCTATTATCTGCTGTAATTCTGCACCACTTGGTTCACCCCAACCTGTTCCTATAGGTTGTCCTGTTTTATTAAATTGATTTTCTCTTGCTTGTCCTAAACCTTCAGCAGTTACATTTCCTTGAGCATCAACATTAGGATTCATATGATGACTAATTAATCCTTGCTGACCACCATACCCAATAGGTATCACAGGCATAGAACTTCCAACCCAATTATTTCCTGGAGCACCTGGAACATTTAATTCGCCACCGTAATACATTTTTATTACCCAATATATAAATCTATTTTACTCTTCTTGTACTTTGTAGCCTTTTGGATCATTTAATTTGGTTAGGACAATACCAATGCCTTTAATATCCCACTCCAAATGATCTCCTCTTTCCCATTGCAATTCATCTGTTATTTCAGGAGGAAAACTAATACATAAGTCACCAAAGACATTATCTTCTAACTCCAGTATGTAAGTCATTTCTCTATGAGCTTTTCCATTAGCTTATCAAGCTTATTATGAATTGCTCTAAAGTGATCGTTCATATCTTGTAATTCACGAACAAAATCTACTTTTAAAACATATTCCAAAGGCATTCTGTTCACATGTTCCTCCAATGCATTAATACGCATTCGTTGATTTTCTAAGTTCTGAATAGAATCTTTCAGTCGTTCTTTATGACGTTCTAAAACTTTACTAGCAATCCAACCACCTCCTGTTATAGAAGAAATAACAGCTGTTAATGCAAGTGTCAGAAAGTCTGGTCCCACAACTCTATCCTTTTTCTCTATTCTAAATCAAAAGTCTAATTGCAGATGACCTTTCTTCATTAATCCAGTAACTAACCAAACTAATGCATCCACACAATCGTCATGACCACTAACACCGAAGTTAGTTAATTCTTCAAACATATTTGTAAAGTTTCTATAGCGGTTAAATATAATTTTTCTATCTTCAAACATACCCATAATTCCACGGAATCTAGCTAACTTATCTCCTCTAAAACCTTTAACAGGATGCCAAATTAGATTATATAAACTTTCATTTTGTAAGCAAATACGTTTAAAATCTGCTTCTAATGATGCTTGATACTGAACAGCTTCAGACCATATATCACAAGTGGAATGTGTTGGATAATAAAGTCCACCTTGATCTACTTGTATGATCGACCAATCATTCAACAGTTCTTTTAATGCATCGAGTTTTTCTAAATTACCCATAACTCTTATGCGTCTGTAATCAATGATATGTACTCGATCTTCGATCCTCCCTCCCAGTACCATTACCGTATAGTCA